GGGACGGCGTGGAGCGCTTGGACACCCTTTTCATTGACTACCTTGGAGCGGATGACACCCCATACACCAGAGCCGTGACCCGCAAGGCTTTCACCGCTGCCGTGGCCCGTGCCATGGTGCCCGGATGCAAGTATGACAATATGCTCATTCTCTCCGGGCCTCAGGGCATCGGCAAGAGCACCCTGCTGAGCAAGATGAGCAAGGGCTGGTTTAATGACGGCATCCGCACCTTTGAGGGCAAGGAGGCCTCTGAGCTTTTGCAGGGCGTGTGGCTGGTGGAAATATCAGAGCTGGATGCTTTCCGGCGCACCGATGTGGCCCGCATCAAGCAGTTTCTTTCCCTCCAGGCTGACCGTTTCCGTGCGGCTTATGGCCGCCATGTCAAGGAGCTGCCGCGCTGCTGTGTCTTTTTCGGCACCACAAACACCACGGACTACCTCCAGGACCGCACGGGCAACCGGCGCTTTTGGCCGGTGGACACCGGCGTGCGGAAATCCGCCAAGAGCGTGTTTACTGATCTGGAGGAGGCCGTCAATGACATCTGGGCTGAGGCAGTTTTCCGCTGGCGCATGGGTGAGCCCCTTTTCCTTGCGGGTGAGCTGGAGGCTGCGGCCAAGGCCAAGCAGGAGGAGCACCGGGAAGTCAGCACCCGTGAGGGCATCATCCAGGACTTTCTTGCACGGCAGGTGCCTGAGGACTGGATAAGCTGGCCGCTGGACCGCCGCCGCATGTATTGGGCGGGCGCTGTGCAGGGTGACATCAAGCTGGTGGACCGTGACCGTGTTTGTGCCCTTGAAATCTGGTGTGAGGCCCTGGACGGCAAGCAAAAAGACATCCGCTACTCCGATACTGCGGAGATCAACAGCGTTATTGATCTGATGCCGGAATGGTCCAAAACGGGCACCTCCGTGCGCTTTGGATATTGCGGCAAACAGCGTGGATTTTTCAAGGAAAGAGCCCGGAACATTTAGTGGAACATTGGGCGGAACATTCAAAAAATGCACTTTGAATGTTCCGGCACATGTTCCGGGCAATGTTCCGGCAATGTTCCGGCTGAAACCCGCATAAACACAGGCTTTTTTAGCAAGTGGAACATTGGAACATTTATTTTTTGTAATATATAAAACAAGAGAATATAGAGGGTAAATACTCTATAAATCCTCTGATTGCGCGTATATATGCGCGTGATGTTCCAATTTTCCGGCAACGAAAAAAGGAGGCCAAAATGGAAAAGGAGAGCGCCATTGAAAAATACCTTGTCACCAAGGTCAAGGAGCACGGCGGCCTCTGCTATAAGTTTGTTTCTCCCGGCAATCCGGGTGTCCCAGATCGGCTGGTCATCGTACCTGATGGCAGGGTCATCTTTGTGGAGCTCAAAACGGACATTGGGAGGCTGGCCAAGATACAGAAATGGCAGAGAGGCGAGATGCAGAAAAGACGGGTGGATGTCCGTGTGCTTTATGGGAGGGATGCCGTGGAGGAGTTTCTGAGGGAGGTTTTTACCGATGCAGTACAACCCGCATGAATACCAGACCTATTGCATCCAGCGCGTGGTGGATGACCCTTGTGTTGGTTTGTTTCTCCGGCCTGGGCTGGGCAAGACCTCCATCACGCTCTCCGCTGTCAACATCCTCAAGTATTTCCGCTGGTGCGTGTGCCGGGTGCTGGTGGTGGCACCCAAAAAGGTGGCAGAGGCTACCTGGCAAAAGGAGGCCGCACGGTGGGACCATCTCAAGCATATCAAGTTTTCCACGGTGCTGGGCACGGCTAACCAGCGTATCAAGGCGCTGGCCACACCTGCGGATGTGTATGTCATCAACAGGGAAAATGTGGAGTGGCTGGTGGATTATTATAAACAGGACTGGCCCTTTGACATGGTGGTGCTGGATGAAAGCACCAGTTTCAAAAATTCCAACAGCAAACGCTTTAAGGCATTGAAACGGGTGCGCCGCTTTATCAAGCGGGTGGTCCTGCTGACGGGCACGCCGTCCTCCAAGGGCTTGATTGATCTGTGGGCCCAGGTGTATTTGCTGGATTGCGGTGAGCGTCTGGGGCAGACCTTGAGCCAATACCGTGAGAGGTATTTTGACCCAGACCAGCGGAGCCGGACACAGATTTTTAGCTACAAGCCCAAGGGCGGTGCGGAGGATGCGGTGCTGTCCGCCATCTCTGACATCTGCATCTCCATGAAAGCTGAGGACTATTTGCAACTGCCGGAAAACATCCACCATGAAATCCCCGTCATGCTGGATGCCAAGGCCATGAGAGATTATAAGCAGTTTGAGCGTGACCTGCTGCTGGAGGTGGATGAGAATGTGGTGACGGCCTCCACCGCCGCTGTGCTGGTGGGCAAGCTATTGCAGTATTGCAACGGTGCTGTGTACGGCACGGAGGGGCAGGTCATCCCCTTGCATGACTGCAAGCTGGATGCCTACATGGAGCTGCTGGAGAGGCTGGACGGTGAGCCAGCGCTGACCTTTTACGGCTACCAGCATGACCGTGACCGCATCCTTGCGCTGCTGGAGAAGTACAACAAGGGCCGCCGTGACAAGCTGCGGGTGCGTGTTTACAAGGGCGCTGAGGATGAGGAGGCCTGGAACAACGGAGAGGTGGATGTGCTGCTGGTGCATCCGGCAAGCTGTGCCTATGGCCTCAACCTCCAGGCCGGTGGCCGTCATGTGATCTGGTACGGCCTCAACTGGTCCTTTGAGCTGAATGACCAGGGCAACTGCCGTCTCTGGAGGCAGGGCTCACCCTATGACAAGGTTTATATACACTACCTGATAGTGCAGGGGTGCCAGGATGAGGATGTCATGGCTACCATCCGGGACAGAGCGGACACCCATGAGGCCGTCATGCGGGCACTCAAGGCCAGAATTAAGAAAGTCAAGGAGGATGCGACATGAGCACGCAAGTGGAGAGCATTGTGATGAACAAGGAAACGGTTTTTGTGGATGAGCTCATCCGGGAAAATGCCCGCCTGACTGTCCAGCATGAGGCGGACCAGCAGAAGATTGCCGACCTCCGGCAGATGCTTGGGGAGCAGGATGCCCAGAGTGTTTCTGAAACCAGGGCGCTCAATGAGATGCTGGGCAAGGCCATTGCTGATCTGCACTACATCATGGCGGGCGGTGACGCTTGCAAGGTGTGCACCGTCAAATGCGCCTTTGGAGAGGGTCACTGCTCCCCCGTCTGGCGTGGAGAGGAGCAACAGGCATGACCCTCAAGGAATTATCCCAGCTTTACTATCTCAACCGGGAGATTGAAATGGACCAGCGCCGCCTCCATGAGCTGGAGGCCAAAGCCCTGCCGGGTGCGGCTGTCATCACAGGGATGCCCCACGGCACAGATGTGCGGGACAAGGTGGGAGAGTATGCGGCGGAGATCGCAGACCTCAGGGGCATCATTGAGGCCAAGCACAAGCAATGCCTTTATGAGCGGAGCCGTCTGGAGCGCTATATCACCGGCATTGATGACAGCCTCCTCCGCCAGATATTCACATACCGCTTTGTGAATGGGCTGCCATGGCTCCAGGTGGCCGCTTGTATTGGTGATGGTTATACTGCGGAGGCTGTGAGACAGATGGCGCACCGCTACATAAAGCGGAGCGGATGAAACGGAAATTGTCACACATGTCACAAGCATCCTGTGGTATAGTGTATGCGCGGGTGTGTGCCTCAAGATGAGCAGCACCTCCTTGGTTGACGGCGGCAGGGTGATGGAAAGATCATGCCTGACCCCTGCCGCCGTTTCTATATGCTTTTATCGCCACTTTTCCTGCGGGAGAGGTGGCGGATTTTTCGTTTTTGAGAGAGGTGGTGACCGTGGCAAAACTGACCGAAAAGCAAAAGCGCTTTGTGGCGGAGTATCTTGTGGACCTCAATGCCACAGCCGCCGCCAAGCGTGCTGGGTACAGTGCAAAAACAGCGTGTGAGCAAGCATCCAGACTGTTAGCAAATGTTAAGGTTTCGGAGGAAATCCAGAAACGGCAGGCAAAATTGCAAAACAGGCTGGACATCTCAGCGGAGAGAGTGCTTGAGGAGCTGGCCGCCATTGCTTTTGCCAACGGCACAGATTTTGCTACCATCAACGCCAACGGCCTCATAAGCATCAAAGCCACCAGCCAGGTGCCCAAGGAAAAGCTCCCTGCCGTGGCTGGCATCAAGTACAGCGCCAATGGCCTGGGCGTGGAGATCAAGCTGCATGACAAGGTGCGGGCGCTGGAGCTGCTGGGCAAGCATCTGGGCGTGTTTGACAGCGGCAGCGGCAGCTCTGAGGCGGAGGAAAACAACATCTTTGAGGTCATCAACCAGGCAACGGGAGAGGAGCTTGACACAAGTGCAATATCAGAAATTGAGCCCCCGGCAAAACCTGGCAATGACATGGTGGAATAGGCCCGGCTTTGAGAGCTATGAGGGCATCATCTGTGATGGCTCCATCCGCTCCGGCAAGACGGTGGCCATGACAGTGGGCTTTGTCCTGTGGGCCATGACCCGCTTTGAGGGTCAAAACTTTGCCATTTGCGGCAAGACCATTGAGAGCTTGCGGCGCAATGTGACCAGCAACCTGGATGTGTGGCTGGCGGGTGTGTTCACATTCAAGGAGCACCGCTCTGAGAATAAAATCACCGTGAGCGCTGGCCAGAAATCCAACACCTTTTACCTTTTCGGCGGCAAGGATGAGAGCAGCGCCTCTCTCATCCAGGGCATCACTCTGGCGGGCATCCTGCTGGATGAGGTGGCCTTGATGCCGGAGAGCTTTGTCAATCAGGCAACAGGCCGCTGCTCCGTGGAGGGCTCCAAGCTCTGGTTTAACTGCAATCCAGAGGGACCCAGCCATTGGTTTTATATCAAGTGGATTTTGGAGGCAAAAAAGCGGAGATGCTTGCACCTCCATTTCACGATGGATGACAACCTCAGCCTCTCCCCGGCGGTCAAGGCAAGGTATGAGAGCCTATACTCCGGCGTGTTTTATGATCGCTTTATCCGTGGCCTCTGGGTGGTGGCGGAGGGGCTGATTTATACCATGTTCAACAAGGATTTTCACCTTGTAAAGCCGGAGCCCCGGCCCTATGACAAGTTTTATTTATCCTGTGACTACGGCACTATAAACCCCACCAGCATTGGGCTGTGGGGGCGTGCAAATGGCAAGTGGTACAGGATGCGGGAATACTATTTTGACAGCCGCAAAGAGGGGCGGCAGCGCACGGATGAGGAGCACTATGCAGAGCTGGAAAAGCTGGCCGGTGACCTCCGCATCACCGCTGTCATTGTGGACCCCTCAGCGGCATCTTTTATTGAGGTCATCAAGCGCCATGGGCGCTACCGTGTGGAAAAGGCCTCAAATTCTGTTTTGGACGGCATCCGCAATGTGGCCACCCGGCTCCAGTGCGGTGACATCTTTTTCTGTGACTGCTGCACGGACTGCATCCGGGAGTTTGGGATGTACCGCTGGGATGAGAAAGCCCTGGCGGACCGTCCCATCAAGGAGAATGACCACAGCATGGATGATGTCCGCTATTTTGTGCACAAGGTCTTTGCACCGGCGCTGATCGAATTTTGAGGAGGCGGCACCGCTTGAAAATATCTGTTTTGGGTGTCCCGTACACTGTCCGTTGCGTCCTCAGCAGCAAAGACAAGCACCTTGAGGACTGTGACGGCTATTGTGACACCAGCACCAAGACCATCATGGTGCGTGACTATACGGAGGAGGAGCGCCGTGAGGTTGATGCCCTGCGGGACCTGGATGCCTACAAGCACAAGTGCATGAGGCATGAGATCGTGCACGCTTTTCTCTATGAGAGCGGCCTGAGTGTCAACGCGCTGGATGATGGCCCATGGGCCACCAATGAGGAGATGGTGGATTGGCTGGCCATTCAAGGCCCCAAGCTCCATGCCGCTTGGATTGCGGCTAAATGTCTGTGAGGTAAAACACCATGGTGACACTGAATTTGCGAACTGAATACACAGAGGGCGTGGCCACCAATTTCCAGCGGGGCATGACGGACAAGCGCTTTTTGGAGCTGGAAATCACCGCATGGCTCCACTCCAAGGAGCGCCAGCAGCAGCTCATGGCTGAGATGTACTATGACGGGGACCAGGCAGCGGCGCACCGGCAGCGCATAGGGCTGGATGACAACGGAGAGCCCAAGGTGCTGGAGCATCTGCCCAATAACTGCCTTGTCAACAATCTCTATTCCAAGATGGTGGACCAAAAGGCCAATTATTCCTTTGGCCGCCCGTTTTCCTTTGATACGGAGAATAAGAAATATGCGGAGGCGCTTGCCTCTGTGCTGGGTGCCCGTTTCCGCCGTGTTTTCCGCAATCTGGGAGAGGGTGCCATCATCGGCGGCAAGGCGTGGCTTTATCCCTACTATGCGGGCAATGAGCTGCTTTTCAAGCGCTTGCCCGCTGATGAGGTCCTGCCTTTTTGGGCGGATGCTGACCACACCATCCTGGATGCTGCTGTGCATGTCTATGCTATTCTGGAGTATGATGAGCAGGAGCACGCCAAGAATGTGGTCAAGGTGGAGGTCATGCACGGTGGCGGTGTGGATTGCTTTATCCGCAAGGATGATGGCACTCTGATGCCGGACCCGGATGCACAGGGTGGTCCCTATATCACGGAGGTAAACCCGGCCACCGGCGAAAAAACAGGCTATAACTGGGACCGCATCCCGCTGATCTGCTTTAAGAGCAACCACCATGAAATCCCGCTCCTCAACCGGGTCAAATGCCTCCAGGATGCCTATAATGATGTGCTTTCCAACTTTGCCAACCAGATGGAGGAGGACATCCACAACACCATCCTGGTCATCAAGAATTATGACGGTGAGGACCTTGGCAAATTCCGGCGCAATCTGGCTGAGTATGGTGCCATCAAGGTGCGGAGTTATGAGGGCTCTGAGGGTGGAGTGGACACTCTGACCATTGAGGTAAACAGCGAAAACTACAAGGTGCTGCTGGCGCTCCTCAAGGATGCCATCATTGAAAACGCCAGAGGCTATGATGCCAAGGATGACCGCATGAGCGGAAACCCCAATCAAATGAACATCCAGAGCATGTACTCTGACATTGACCTGGATGCCAACGGCATTGAGATGGAATTTTCCGCCAGCATGGAGGAGCTGCTTTGGCTGGTCAACAAGCATCTGGCCAACACCGGCAAGGGCAACTTTGACGGTGTGGAGGTCAAGGTCATTTTTGACCGGGATGTGCTCATCAATGAGAGTGAGGTCATCACCAACTGCAAAAATTCCGTGGGCATCCTCTCTGATGAAACCATCGTAAAGATGCACCCCTGGGTGAGTGACCCGGAGCAGGAGCTTGAGCGCATCAAAAGAGAAAAAGAGGAGGCTGAGGCGGACCCCTACCGCCAGGCCTTTGAGAATAACCGCACCCAGCCGGGTGGCGGCAATGCGCCGCCCGTAAAGGACGGTGGGGACGATGGCCAGACAGAGTAATGCTGACTATTGGGCCCAGCGGCTCAAAAACATGGAGGATGCCCTCAAAGATCAAGCCTATTCCTATGTGGAGAACATGGACCGCCAATTTGTGGAGGCCCAGGCTGAAATTGAGCGGCAGCTTTCTGTGTGGTATCAGCGCTTTGCGGATAACAATGACATCACGCTTGCGGAGGCCAAGCGGCTCCTCACGGCTGATGAACTGGCTGAGTTTCGCTGGACGGTGGAGCAGTACATAGCCCATGGTGAGGAAAATGCCCTCACCGGCCAGTGGATGAAAGAGCTTGAAAACGCCAGCGCCAGGGTGCATATCTCCCGGCTGGATGCCCTCAAGCTCCAAATCCAGCAGCAAGCTGAGGTGTTATACTCCAATCAACTGGACTTTGTGGATGCTGCCGCCCGTGAAATTTATGAGAGCAGCTATTATCACACCGCTTTTGAGGTCCAGCGTGGCCTTGGCGTGGGCTGGACGCTCCACTCCATCAATGAGGACACCATCACAAAGGTGCTCTCCCGTCCTTGGACCACGGACATGCAAACATTCCGTGATCGCTGCTGGACAAACAAGGAGGCTCTGGTCAACAGCGTCAATACTCAGCTAACCCAAATGATAATCCGGGGAGAGGCCCCGGACAGTGCCATCTCCGCTATCACTCATCAGTTTGGTGTGTCCCGCCAAAAGGCTGGCCGCCTCATTATGACGGAGAGCGCTTATTTTTCCAGCGCCGCTCAAAAGGATGCCTTTGATGAGCTGGGCGTGGAGAAATACAAGATTGTGGCCTCTTTTGACAAAGACACCTGTGAGCTGTGCGGTGCGCTGGACGGCAAGGTGTTCAAAATGTCTGAGTATCAAGTGGGCCTCACGGCTCCGCCGTTTCATCCGTGGTGCCGTTGCTGCACCTGTCCCTACTTTGAGGACATGGAGGGCATGGGTGAACGCTGGTACAGAGCCCCGGATGGCACCACGGGCAAGGTCCCCGGCAACATGTCTTTTGAGGATTGGAAAAAGAAATATGTGCCGCCTCCGGCTCCTGCGGCCAAGAGCTCACCGCAAAAGCCCAAAACGCAAACACTGGCGGGAGTGAAATGCAAGGTGACCCAAGAACAACACACCTTTAACGGGAGCCCCAGCGGTGCGCCACAGGCCGCCACGGTCTACACGACACCTGAGGGTGTCCGTTTCATTTTCCCAGATGGCATGGACCCTGCACAGCAGACCATGACCCCTGAGCAAGCGGTGGAGGCATGGAAACGGGTGCCCAAAGCAATCCAGCAACGGGCTCAAAAAGAAATTGAATTTGTTGACTATGAAAACCCAAGTGATAGCTACTGGAGGAGCGTATATAAAAACTTCACCAGGAGTTATGCCACGGGCGGTGACAAAATCACTTTCTACCGCTATGATGACCCGCATGATATGGACTACCTGGTGCGCTCCTACTGCCATGAGGCTGGCCACTACATTGATAAGCAAAACCCTGTCAATGGCGTGCGCTTTTGCGAAAATTCCGACTGGACAAAAGCCATGGCGGATGATATGATAACGTCAAAGAAAGCATCCATAACGGACTATGGAGAGAATAGTCCGTCAGAGGATTTTGCTGAGAGTGTGGCTGAGTTTGTTGAGGACCCCACCGGCTTTGAGAAATTGATGCCGGGGCGGGCCGCACTGCTCAAAAAACTGCTTGGCATGTGAGGAGGTGCCGCCAATGACGCACAAGAGAATAGACGGACCCACGCCAAACGGCGGGGACTACTCTGAGATTTTCTATTTTGACAATGACGGCAACGCTGTGGATGCAGACCACGCCACGCGCTGCGTCATCCGGGAGTGCAAAAAGGACGGCACTCTGGTCTATGAAACGCATGGCAACTGTGCGTAAATAACCCAATAGGTGATAAAAGCATCCTGCTGAAAATGCAGGGTGCTTTTTTCATACTCTCACCGCCCGCCCTGGCGGACTACAAAAAGGGGCTCACAATACCGGGACTGGCCGGATAAAAAGGACAGTGAAAACAAGGAGGAAAGCAATCATGTTGGAATGGCTCAAGACCTGCATGGGGGCGGCCTACACCCCCGAAATTGACACGGCTGTGTCTGAGGAGATCGGCAAGCGCTTTGTGGCCCGTGCCGACTTCAACGCCAAAAACAGCCGGGTCACGGAGCTGGAAACCCAGGTCACGCATCTCACGGAGGATGTCAAGACCCGTGACACCCAGCTCACGGAGCTTAAGAAAGCTGCCGGTGACAATGCTGATCTGCAAAAGCAGATTGAAACCCTGACCCAGCAGAACAAGGACCAGAAAGCAGCCCATGACAAGGAGCTGGCTGAGGTCAAGCTGCTGGCGGCTGTGGATGCGGAGCTCACCGCTGCTGGCTCCAAAAACAACACCGCTGTCAAGGCGGTGCTGGCGGACTTCCTCAAGAGTGCCAAGATCGTGGATGGCAGGGTCACCAGCAAGGACGGTGACAACAACATCACCCTGGCAGCCAAGCTGGAGGCCTTGAAAAAGGACACCTCCACTGACTTTCTCTTTGGGGCGGCTCCCAAGTATGATGGCTGGAAACCCGGCGAGGGCGGGGATGGCACAAAGCCGGAGGGCACCAAAAAGCCCTCTGAAATGTCCTACTCTGAGCTCACGGATTATCTGGCCAAAAACCCTGATGCCAAGCTGGATTAAACCAGCGGCATCCCAATCTATTTTTTGAAAGGAAGATTGAATTATGCCTAACGCAAAGTTTGATGCCAAGAGTTTCAACCCCCAGGCTTTCAAGTATGCGGTGGACCGCATCCCCCGCACCCGCCTCAATGAGCTGCGGAAATCCCGTGTGCTGGCGGGCAACCCCGACATCCGCGCTGCTTTCGCCAATCAGGACGGCACCGGCTATGCTCGCATTGCCATGCGCGGCCTCCTGGACGGTGATGCCGTCAACTATGACGGCCAGACCGACATCACCGCCACCAGCACCAAGACCTTTGAGCAGGGTGTGGTGGTCATTGGCCGCGCCAAGGCGTGGGTGGAGCGTGACTTTTCCTTTGACATCACGGGCGGCCAGGACTTCATGGACAACATTGCCGCCCAGATCGCGGACTACTGGCAGGATGTTGACCAGGACACCCTGCTGTCCATCCTCAGCGGCATCTTTTCCATGAGCAGCACCAAGGGTGCGGCCTTTGTGTCCAAGCACACCTACACGGTCAACGGCAATCTGGAGGCCTCCACCCTCAACAGTGCCACGGCCAAGGCGTGCGGTGACCGCAAGAAAAAGTTTGCCATGATCTTCATGCACTCTGTCCCGGCCACCAACCTGGAAAACCTCAACCTCCTCACCGCCCTCAAGTACACCGACAAGGACGGCGTGACCCGTGACCTCACCCTCTACACCTGGAATGGCAAGCTGGTGGTGGTGGATGACGGGATGCCCACGGCGGAGGTGCCGGCCACCTATGCCAAGACCTCTGATGTGGCGCTGGACCCGGACAAGACCTACTACACCAAGAGCGGCAGCAACTACACCGCCGTGGCCTCCCCGAATGTTGACAACATCGGCAGCTACTATGAGATGACTGCGGAGGCGTACACGCAGTACACCAGCTATGCGCTGGGTGAGGGCTCTATCAGCTTTGAGGACATCGGGGCCAAGGTGCCCTATGAGATGGCCCGTGACCCCAAGACCAACGGCGGCCAGGACACCCTCTACACCCGCCAGCGCAAGGTCTTTGCGCCGTTTGGCATCTCCTATGAGAAA